CGATCGCGTCCTTGATCTGCTGCTTGAGGAGGTTGTTGAGAGACATTCTGTAGTAGTTGTTGAGTAGTTGTATAGTAGGCTGGCGGGGGTGTCATTGGTAGTTCGTGATGGCAAACAATTCGTTTTTTGGAAAATGGATTCTATGATCCCAATAAGAGACTAGCCATGGACCCTCCTAAGACCAAGAAGCAGAGCATCAAGAACCAGAAGGAGAAGGGCAAGAGCGAACACCGCCTAGGATCAGCCAAGCACGTCCGCCTAGCAGAACAGCGAAAACGGACGACGTAACTTCATTTAGAAAGGAAACATCTGACTTCAACAATGCCTCAATGTACTGCCATCACCGTCGCTGGACGACAATGTCTGTTCCAGGCGAGAGATGGAGAACATTGTACGCGACATCGAAACGTAGGTAATCAGTGCGTTATCCCACGGTGCCGCAGACCAGCAGTAGCAAACGAACATTGTAGGCAACACGGCAGACTCCGCCCCCGTCCAGACCTGCCACCCGAAGAGAGATGCGGTCATCGCAACTGCATGCGGGAGGCATGGCGAGAGCAGAGGTGCCAAGTCCATATCGGCATCCTCACCAGGCAGCGAAGGATACAGCTCTGGGACAACCTCTACAACCCAGCCCTGGGTCGGATGCTGGCGAACCCCCTGGCATGGCGGGAGATCGTCGCAGACTGGGAGGCTATGATAGGACAGCCGTTTATTGACCGGAACTTCGTGGACCATCTGATCCTCAACTTCTCTCGTCAGCTCCGGATCCCTGAACTGTGGAACCGGGTCATGGGCAATCACGCACCCATGGACGCAGATGGCGAGATCCACTGGCTCATGTATGACGGGGAATACGTCGACAACCGCCCTCGCCTACCTCCACCCCGCGGGGAGCTAGAAGCGTTCACCCGGGATGGGCAGAACGTCCACACCCGGTTTGTCACAGAGCAGACGAACTCAGCCTTGTCGATCCTACTTAACGCAGAGGTCCCGCCCGAGCAGAACACGTTAAAAGAGAGCCACATGTGTTTCATGGAACATATCGCCCTTGACCGGATCACCACCACACTCGAAATGATCGCAGCTGTGGACCGAGACGCGAAGAGGTGGTACAGGGTGAAGACATGTAGGCAGCACGATGACTATCTTTACAAGAGAGTGATCGATGGACTGTGGTCAAAGATCAAGACATCAAAGTATCGGAGAGAGTTAGAAATCCGTTTATGGCAAGAGATGGTCGACTCAGTCGGGATGTGCTGTGATGGACACATTACGCGGCTAGCTAACGTCCTCTGTGGATTTGATGACGCATTCACCCCGGAGCTGTCTCCTGCGGAGCAGTTGCAGAATCGGATGGCGGTCATTGCGGGAATGGATACGGGCATAATCTTACAAGCCGCAGAGGCAATGAAGGCGTTGACCGAGTTCAATGTACCGCGAGAACAGTGGGAACCTTGGATCGACGCCCTGTGAAATACTGGCAGAGGTATATAATGAACCCCCTCTTTATGGCAGCAGCTGCGGTTGGCGGCGTGCTACTACTACTTTTTGTATGGACATTCATGTCGAACGCCCAGTTTGGACTGACATTACTGGCAGCGAAGGAGAGCAATGGCTTCTTTCCGTTCATGGGTGTCTTCTTCCTCTACATGATTGGGTTCTACTTCATCATGTTCTTCCTAGCTTTTATCGCAGCAGTTATCTTTGTCCAGGCAACACCTCCTGAGAAAACAAGTGTGCCAACGAAGTAATGAAGTTAAAGACCCTACGTAGGTCGCATAATCCCGCGAAGAAGTGGGACGCTATCTTTGAGTTACCGAATGGCAAGACAAAGGCAGTTCCGTTTGGTGCGAGGGGGATGTCTGATTACACAAAGCACAAGGATAAGACTCGGAGGGCGAGGTACATCCAAAGGCATTCTGGTATGGGCGAACACTGGTCAAGGCCAGACACACCCGGTGCGTTAAGCCGCTGGATTCTCTGGGGACCTTCGACCTCTCTTGCGAAGAACACCCAGACGTTCAAGCGTAAGTTCGGAGTATGAAAACGAATGCCTCCGTCCCAAGCGAATACGTCTCAATGGGTATGGATTTGGATAGTAAACTTCGCCACCTTGGTGCAGCTACCTTCGGAAACTATCTACAACGTGTTGATCGTCTCGCAAGGTTTCAGCTCTACCACGATCGTCAAGTGAAGGAGAGGAAGAAACTAGAAAAGGCACGGCAGAGGGCGATAAAGGAGATTGAAGACCGAACAGCCTTAGTGGCAGCTGCACATACATTGGCACATATGAAAACGGATTCTGTTATGATTATAGATATGCCAATTGCCGACTAGAATGTTCTGCCCATACTGCCAACGTCCGGTCGTCAAGTTTGAGAAAGCAGGAGACAGCGATCATCGGTGGTGCTTTATCCACCTCATCGAGAAGAAGAGAATACATGGCGACACTCCCGAGGAGTTGCGTGACGAATATTACGCACTGTGTCAAGCCCACGCCCCACCCAAAGCGAAGAAACACAAGATAAAGCTCACCCCAGAACAACGGAACGCCACTGTTCCCGGTTCATTGTACTGGTAGTCGTGCGAACAAGATCCATCCAAGTCACAGCACGTCCATCCAAGTATCGCTCGGCAAGATTGTTGAATACATGGACATAGGACACCATCACAGCAGCAACAATGGTCCATGACCAATTCATTTTTCAGTTTAACGAGATGTTCTGACTGCGAGGCAAACGACGGGACAATACATCCCTCTTCGTCCCGCCAACGGACATATCATCACCTTCCTGGATACCCTCAATTGCCCTCAGTGCCTCAGCCACACGCTCGGGTTGATCGGCAAACTGAAGAAAAAGCTGTTGACGAAGGGTCGCCCGCTTCAGGGCAGGGCGAGTCACACGCTCGGACCGGGCGATGGTCCCACCGCTTCCATCAAGTACGAAGTTTGCAAGGTCGTTATCTTTCATGAATGAGATCACTTGACCGCCTAGAAGTGTCTTGCGTTCTCGGATTGTCTTAATTTGGGCTTGAAGGGCACGAATCTCATCGTCTGCAGCGATCCACTGACGCAGACTCTCCTTGACTTCTTCGCTCATTGTATTGTCTATCTCCGGGCTTGAAAATCAGAACTTCCAGCGGAGGTCGCAATCCAGGCATGTCACGAAGGTTGTCATCGGCTCATCCGCAGATCTCGTCTGCATCTGGTAGTAGTCGCAACGAGTCTTCTTCTGGCAGCGGCGGCAGAACATGTTGATGCTCGCAGTCTGCTTCTTCGAGTGAGTTGCCTTCTCCTTCTCGGATGTGCGGTGAACAATCTCGTTCCAGCGTTCAGGGTTCTGGATCATCGGTGTTGAGTTCACGAACTCTTCTGCTGTCATTGTGGGGATCAAGTGACGGTAGCGATAGAGATCGATCGCCCTATTGCGATAGAGGTTAAGAAACACTGGATTGTCCCATGCTTGATCGATGTACCACTCCTGGGCATCCTTCACACACTTGTTAAGGATCGCGGTCTCAACATCATTCGAGTCAAACTTATCGCGGACAAGAGTTCGGAGCTGGTGTTCAACGAAGACGTTCGAGGCGTGAACCGTGTGGACAGGTACAGCTTCGCGGTCGATGGTAGGAACGTCATCATCTTCATCTTCTACCACAGCACCCTCGTCATCCTCGTCCTCCTTCTCCTCATCCTCATCATCCTCCTGGAAGGTCGACGTGTGATAGAACTCATCATACTCAGCTGAACGAAGGTCCTTGTACTGATTCGCATGGGCGTCGTAGTCATCCGCATTCGCATTGGTTGACTTCATAATCACGATAACACCGGAGAAGATGTCATCGTTGAACGGAGGAGGCAGCATGTGTTGGTTCGTGGTCTCATCGTCCTCATCGCAGGGAACACCGAAGACTGCGTAGACATCTTCGTCATGGATCATCTTGCCTTGGAATTGCATGAGGGGTTGTTTCGTCTTCTTGCGAAGCCATTCGAGAACGTCGGGCGTCTTAGCAGGAAGGGTTGTTTCGGTTAGGGTTCCGGCTGTTGCGATAAAGAGTGCGACAACCATTTTACTTCATTCCTTTCATGAATTCTGTGATTCCGTTTTCAACTTTTGGATTTTTAAGCTGTTCCATGTTCTTGTTCACCATGTTTGATAGATTGTCCATTACATTGCTCGCACCCTCTGCGATCGCGGGAGCCGCAACCTTCTTAGGCTCGGGGAACTTGAACATCTCTGCGATTCCGTCACCGATGAACTTGAAGACGTTGTTCTCCTGATTCGCAATCGCAACTGCCACGACGATACCTAGAAACGCGAACAAGAGCACCCCGATGAAAAGGACGTAACCCACGAGCTGTTCGGTGGTCTTTGGAATAGGGGGACGCAGTTTGATCGGAGGGGGTCCGCAGTTAGGATTCCCGGCTGCATAGAGAGGACGCGTGACAGCGGCTAACACGTCTTCGGGGCGAACGGGCTTTATGGTTGCAACGAGCGAATCGATGTCTCCTGGGTTGACCTCAACAGGGTTTTGTAGGTAGATCACCTGAGGACCAGGGGATGACTTCCATCCGATACGGCGTTCGCATTCTCGGTCATAGATTGTGTATTGCTCAATCTTACTATTAACCCACGTGAAGTACGGCTCGTCACCAGTGACAAGCTTGGTGAGAGACCAGGACTGTCCAACCGAGATGTCCTGTGTGGAATACTTACCTGTCTTCGAGTCGATGATACCAAGTCCTTCCGGTGTGTTCGGGGCTAATCGCTTCGCAATATCACCAAGGAAGTTCATCGACGTCCCAGATCCGCTTCCTCGCATGAGAGGGACAAATAGCATGATGTTACCACTCACGCATTGTAGCATGGCATCTGCCTGAATTCCCTCCACTCGAAGGGGTGCTGGGTAATACAACTGTAAGGAGGTAAACACAGCCTGAGACCCATTGAACTCCATCGCGAATGGAGTGTACGGTTTCAGGATAATCATGTTTTTCAATTCAGCATCATCGGGACCGCGTGTAACGGATACCGCAGACGCAGTGTTGCCCTTCGGAAAGGACAGCTTACAACTGCGACATGCCTCGGATCCGGCAACCGTGACGCCCACATTCATGTCGACAGACGGTTTCGGATCAATTATGTCACGCTTGGAGCATTTACTTCCTCCACCACCCATTGTTCTACTGCGGACAAAACAAGTCTGTGAAAGAGAACAAGATGTCAGATAGTCCACCACCACGCGGACTACTCAACTGGTGGCAGGGATTAATCCTTGCCGCCGGAAGTGCAATTGTCGGAGTGGCTGCTGCTGTAATGATTATGACACCCGGTGCGTCTGCCCCAGGATCCGCACCATCATGGGCGATGATGTTACTCCGGTTCGTCCCGCATTTCCTCTTGCTGTTCGGTATCCTCGCAGATGCGTTCACCTATGAGGGTGTGTACTGGACCGGAACGATGGTTGGTATCTTATCGACGATCGTAGCACCTTACATCGATATGGGTCTCAGGTCACTGGGTGAACTGCCCGGAGTTCTTATGCGTAGAAGGGAGGCTGCAGCCCAGAGTGGCGGAGATCCAAACGGCACATTCCTCGGATGCAGCATTACTGGGTCAGAGGTGGCTGAGGTTCCAGAGGCACTGGTTGTAACCACGAGCATCCTGTCGTATTACATCTTTGACCTGATGTTCAACATGAGCGTCCTCGATGCCACTGGTGCACTTGTTGCAGGTGCAGTTCTCTACGGCGGGCAGGTCTTCGCGATCTCTAGCTGCTTCAAGGATGGAAAAACAGGCACGGGTGCAGCCTGGGCGGGTGCATATGGTGTTATTATCGGACTCATCTGGTACTCGATCTTATGGTCGTGGGGTCCGCAGTATCTACCGTCTTCCATTCTGTCTGGAAGCATTACCGCTGGAGGTGGTGCGAAAGGTAAGGGTGGACGTGGTGGACCTGGGCGAAGCGGCATTGGAATGAGCGGGGGTGATCCCGTCGACTCGGGAATGGCTGGAGGTAGCGGTCGCCCTGGTCAGGCAGCAACATGCCCGAGCTAAGCAAGTGCCTTCTTAATGAGAGTGTAATACATGATCACTTGCGTACCCGAATACCGACCAACCTCAACCCCATTCTTAACAACAACAATTGTAGGAACGACCTGAACACCAAACTTCGCAGAGAGTTCCTGCGGATCTGCGTGGGTGTTGACTCCGACAAAATACACCTGCGGAAATTCCTCGATCAAGTCTGCAATTGCCGGCTTGATGGTGGCACAAGGAACGCAAGTCGGAGACCAAAAATGATAAGCAATTACGGGAGGAGCCGACATACTTTTATACGAGAAGATACTTCTAAACCTTTTCAACCACGAGCGTTGTCAGCTCAGCTTTGAGCATAGTCTGCTTCTGAACGGTTGACTTCGTGATCGTAACGTTCCGCTCGCGAAGGATCTCTGCAAAGGCTTTGAGTAGGTGCTTGTTCACGATGTCTTCCTGTAGGTCGTTCAGATGCTCGCGAATCCAGGTCACGACGCGAGTCTGTGGAACGGATGGACCCAGCGTCATCAGTGGGCAATTGGGAAACAGCTCGTCTGTCTTCACGGGGATCTCGATACTCTTCCCCTCAACAACTTCGCGTGCCATGCGGTCAACCACATCGTTCTGCTTCGAGAGGTCATCTTCTCCACCGGTATGGGCACGAACGTGGTGGAACCGATGCTTGCTGAACTTCCCAAGCTTCTCTGCGATCGACTCAATCAGATCGCGGTGTAACACCGGTTTGCCCATAGAGGTCTTCCATCCGCGAGACATCCACCCAGGTAACCACTCGGTCAGACACTTGATCGAATAATCAGAGTCAGTGTAGATCACCAGCTCTCCATGCTCGCCTTTGAGATCCAGAATCGAGACAGCTAGATGGATTGCCGACAGCTCCGCCCGCTGATTCGTCTGGGGTTGATCATCGGGAATGCGATGAGACTCGGACCAATCGGGGTGATCGGGAAACCACGCTGCAAACCCAGCCTTCGCATCCTTTCGTCCGTTGCTTGAACAAGAGCCATCGGTAAACACACGCATAGCCTTACTTTGACGTAACCTTCGCCAATTCCTTTTCATACGCATGCGGATCGTTCCACAATGAATCATCGAGATCACCCGTGATGGTCGGAATATGGCGATAAGTAGGCATCCTGGTCACGATACATCGGGATACAATCGCCGGCTGCAATAACGGCTCCTCGATGTGAAACCAAATACGACAGCGAAACGACCTTTGTTCCAGGCTTCGGCGGAGCATCTGCTGGCAGGCGGATGTTAAAAAGTGTGCATGCCACACCATGAGAACACGAATGCGAACGTGGGCTTGTGAGGGGACAAATGACATCCACTGTGTCATCCAGGGTGCAAAGTCATCAATCGAATTGATACGGGCTGCGTCCACCTCTTCAAAGTCGCATCGGTGTTTGTTTGTTGCTACGTAGGTATCCCACGCAGCCTTCGAGGTTCGATCGTTAAGTGATTCAAAAAGAATACGATGAGGAGGTGGGAACAACAGAAGCGAAGCTGACGTCATTTACTTTACGAACCCTGAGTCTCCGTAGATGGCTGCACAATCCGCTTGACCGGAATGTCGGCCGACACGACATAAATACTGTTCTCCGTCTTGATGATGTAGGTCTTCTCCTCCTTCATCCGCATGATCGAGTCGATCGGCGACGTGTACTCGGTGTCAGACTTGACAAGGCACTTTGACTCACCAGACACGCCGATGCAGCACGTCTTCTGAAGGGAATCGTTATAGTAGTCCAGGTAGATGGGCATGTCCTCCTGGATTGCTAACTTTGCCACATGGGCCATGACTGTTGCTGACGGGACACTCATTTGTGAGAACCTAAGGTTGTGTTTGCGTTTATTTTAACGTGCGACGTCTTCCAGTTTAAAGCGACTTTTCATCGAGAGCGACGGCGTCTCGGTGCGTGGAACCGCAAGGATCTCTGTGACCATGCCCTTGACATCCTTCACCTTGGGGGCAACAGCGGCGAGGAATCGGACCAGGTGGTCGACATGCTCCTCGACAGGTGCGGTCTTCTTCTGCTTGATGCTGTCGCGGAGGTCATCCACAATCGTCTTGACGAAGACGGACATCGTCGACTCCGGGATCAAGCCGCGGGAATACAGCTCGGAGGTGTAGACTGCGAATCCACGCTTGGTCTCCTTCTGCTTCGTCCAGGCGATGAGTGCATCATCGAATCCGGCATCAGAGGAGGATGGTACAATCGTCACTGCGGACATATCGTACAGCGAGTCGAACATCGCGACCTGAGTAGACAGGTCTGCACGGGCATCCTCCTGCGTCTTGACAATGTCCGAGTACAGATCTGCTAGCAGACTTGCGTAGAAGTTCTGTCGGATACCCCGATCGAAGAGCAGAGTGGTGACTCGGAGGCGAAACATCGCATCACGAGAGGTAAGCTTCGTCTTGATCATGTCAGACAGCTTGGAATAGGTTGGTTTGGACAGCTTATTGATCGCTGCATTGATTTCATCATAGTCGGGGTCGTCCTTCTCTCGGACCTTGCGGACCATTTCGACGAGGACATTTGCCCTCCAATTTGTATTTTCAACTTGGGGCTCGCGACGAGGCGGGCGGCGGAACACTGGGCGGAAGGATGTGCGTAGTTTAGAGAAGATTTCGATGACAGAGTCAGGAAGAGGCTGCTTGACGGAAGGGCGAAGAGCGTAGATAGAAGAAACAGTGATGGACTCCATTTCGGCACTCTTCCTTCCCTTGTGGATGGGAAGGATTCGTTTTCACAAAATCCAGAAAACGGATTGCCCCATTCACATAAGGAAGGGTGTTGCCGGCTAAAATGACTCTTCCAATCAAGTGGGTACTCTGGTACCATGATCCTTCAAACAACGACTACAGCCTTGAAAGCTACATCCGCATCTTCGAAGTCACGACCATCCCAGAGTTCTGGGCAATCGTGGATGGGATTCCGAAAGATGTGTGGGAATCCGGAATGTTCTTCTTCATGAAGGAAGGGGTTCGTCCATTATGGGACGCCCCCGAAAACGACAAAGGAGGTGCATGGTCGAAGAAGGTCGACGCATCTGATACGCACAACGTATTCATCGACGCAATGGTTCACTGCCTTGCGTCCTCTCTCCTCAAAACTCACAACGACTGTGTGGCGGGTGTCACGGTCAGTCCGAAGGGGCAATTCCATATCATCAAGGTGTGGAACTCAACAACGACGGTGTCTGACCGCCGGTTGTTCAGTCCGAGTCTCAAGATGAAGTTAGGTGATGACATTGCCTACAAAGCCCATAACATGCGGCCGAAGTAGGCTAGATACATTGACAGTTCGCAAACCAAAAATAGAGGCAATACATCAGATACGCGTGAAAGATCGTTGTAGAGATAGCGATCAATACCCCCTCCATTGCTTTTTCAATGGGATTAACAATGTCACGCGGACGAAAAACGAAACGCGGAGGTACAAAGAATTCCAAGGACAAAATGCGGACGATACGACAACTCTTCAGTCCACGAAACATAAAGAGTGAAGCTGCGAAGAGTGGATTCAAAGCAGAGATACTAATGACTACGCAGCCGAATGTCAAGGCGGCATTCGAATCATATTTCAAGAAGAATATTCGCTCTTCGACGTTAGGGATGCATGGAAAGAAGGCCGACGTTGTCATTACGTTCGATGATGGATCTAAAGCAAAGATCCAGAACAAGAATGGGATAAGCGACTTTCACCAGTTTCAGAGACTTCCACTCGAACGGTTTTATGAGCCGTTCCGGGAGCAGATCGGAAGTATGGTTCAATGTAGGTTTGTGGACAAGGGTATCACCGAAACTCGCAAGAAGCGGCCGATCTGTAGCCCATTCGTTGGTACACCACGCCAACCAACAATTGAAGAGGCACAAGAGCTAATTCACCAGGCATTACACGGTCTTGAGCCCGATAACTCCCCCACTCACTTGACAAACACCATTATTAAAAATGGTGAGATAACGTCGCTCAAGATCACCTCAATGGAGGACTTCATGGCTGAAGTTGACAAGAGGGTGATCCTACCCACAGTGAAGGAGGGTGGTACAGTGATTGATCTGGGAGGAGGGTTTACCATCCAGTTCCATGGGTCTCATATTGGTGACAACAACCCGGATGATCCACAGGTCAAGTTCACGCCTCCCAAGACGAAGCCGTATCCGTTCGAAACCATTCTATAATCTCGGGTACGCACGCACGTACAACGTTTACAACAATCGAATTACCGAGGTAGAACAAGCATTTTTCATTCGGCGTATCTACCCAGGTAAACGTGTGTGGGAATCCAAACATCCCCATCGTCTCCTTTACCGTGAGTCGGCGAACTCCATCACCAATACGATATAATCCAGTCTTAGCTCCCGGACCACCAGAGCTAGCACATACCGTGATCCCCGGAGAGTCGACCGAGTACACGCGTTCGCCCTGTCGCCCACCTTTGCGGGTTTTACTATTAATCACGTCAAAGACTGCGTGAGGATGGAATGGTCGCGGAACTCCATTCTTGGCAACCAGTTCATATCCATCCGAGTTCCACAGTCTTGTCTCCTCGGGGTCAAGGATTGCGGACACCGGCACCTGATGTTCATGTTCCGCAGGGAACTCGAACGTAGCCCCCTGGGTTGCCACAATGAAGATACGTTGGCGACATTGAGGCGATCCGTATTTGGACGCGTCCATGACTTTGGAAACCACTGTATATCCACGCAGTTCCAACTGCTCATTGATGATCGCATACGTCCTACCCTTGTCGTGTGTCTCGAGGTTCTTGACGTTCTCCAGAATACACATTCGCGGTCCCTTTGCGTCGATGATTCGCAGGATGTCAGTGAACAAGTTGCCCTTCTCGGCATCCGCAAACCCTTGTCCATTACCCGCGATGCTGAAGGGTTGGCAATTGTGTACGATTATGTTTTCAACGACATAGCTATTATCGACCGCAACTTCGAAATTGTACACGGGCTCGTCTTCGACGGGCTTCGACAAGATACTGGTAGGTGCGAACCACGCATACTCTCCTTCGATAAATGATGTATACCGACTGCAGCCCGGTGTAACTCGTATGGTATACGTGTTTCGTTGATTACACAAACGTCCTGCGATTACACATTTCTTTGGACGGTTACACTTTGTGACCGACGCAATATTCCCCAGTTTCAGGAAAAGTCGCTGCGTACCCAGTGCCAAGTCTGGCGACACGGTTGTGATACTATATATTCCGTCGGACCGTACGTATCCGTCTGCCCGCATATACCCGGCAACGAACTCCCGAATTAACGGTATGGGTGCATCCTGGACCCACTCGGGTATCCGCTTCCCATGTGCGTACTTACCAAACTGCTTTAGAATCGTATACCACTCCTGATTCGAACAGCCAAACTTCTTACATTGGCCTGTATCACACTTCTTATCTGTGATAGGTAGAATCTTACGGATTCGAGCATAGATATCGTCTTCGTCTTTGTTGTTGATTGCAAATTTGATGATGTATTTGAGACGCCCATCTGACTTGGTAGACTCTTCAATCCATCCATCCCCTACAAAGTATCCCATCATAAACCACTGGGCAGGGTCATCGAGACGAAGTGTTTTCGTGTGCGAGACTCGTTGATTTACGACCTGGACATGCGAGAACTCCGGAATACACTCGCGAGTGTTGACATTCATCCCAAAGTAGTGGTTCATCGTCAACGTTTTTGCGGTCTTCCATTCAGCTGGACCGAAGGACGTGGTGTATCTCCGGATTGCATTATCCCAGACCCGGAGCTTTTCACGGACGTAGAACGGGTGTTCGTCCGTACACGAAATGGTCTCTGGGTGATATTTGATGCGAATCGTATAGAGCTGTCCCTCGTAGACCTTCGACTGTAGGTTCAGAATGGAACGAAACCGACCGGTATGGGTCATAAGGCTATCGTCGAGCGTGACTGTCTCAATTGGCTTGTAGCCTGCAGCGGTCAATACACGAGTGCCCGTGACGAAGCAAGGGAATCCCGCACACAAGATGTCGTGATCCGGAACGTCCTCTGCCACCACCTCGCGGATGTCGGCCGCAGGGTTGAGTCCGTAGTTGGCTTCGTAGATCGAACGGGCACCTGCGTCAATGTCGCATGCGAACACGCATTCGAAATCGGGCGGGAAGGCGGTATGGAACGCACCCAGTCCACTGAAGAGATCAATGTACTTCATTGAGGTGTATAGGCTTGAACTGTGTAAGGTCCGTTTTACGATGAACAGGGCATCAAACAAAGCTTAATGTCACCCAGGTTCGCGATCACGTAGCGGATCATCAAAAACCAATCATTTTTCATATGGATCTCCAAGTTGTTCGAGAGGTTCGAGCACTTGGTAAACAGAACCAGGTGAGGGAGACTAAACGTACCACTCACAATCTCATCGGGCTTCGACTTACTAATCGCCATGTCAGATGTTGAGTCACCCATCGTGACCGTCTGAGATGCGAACGGTCCCTTACATGTGAAGGTGAGGGTTCCTCCTACGTTCTTGACATCAACCGTCTTCGCAGACAACAGAGTCATATCGCGACAGATCTTCTGGAAATCCATGGACGGCATCGTGATCCGGGTAGCGAACTCGGTCTCAGGCATGTTGATGTCCGACTCATCGCGGTCCAGAAGATTCAGCTTGTTGCGAATACGACGCTTCTTCTCCCCATTCTCCAACGTGATGCAGAGGTGGTTCGACTCAGACTTCGACACTGAGAAGGTGATCGTGTCATCGTTCGTCACTGTCTTGACAATGCGATAGAAGTGGTCCGTGTTCAAACCCACGTCCAGCTTCGGGGCAGAATGGTTATACTCATACTGCTCAAACTTCGACGCATGGAGACGCATGTGCGTCAACACCGTGCGGGTGTTGTCCATGGCGATCATCCTGATTCCGTCCTTGTCAAAGACCAGACTCATCTCCACAAGCATAGACTTCAGCCCCTCTGCTAGGATACGGATCGGGGCAGTCTGAACTGTCTTGGCAATGACAAGATCGTCGGACATTTATCAATGCTTACGATTTCTCCTGAAAGTCGATTTACGCATCTTGCGACGACGTGTACCACCCGGCTTCCATGGGACCTTGGGTGGGATAACAGCGTTGAGACGTTCGCGGGCAGCCTTCGTCTTCTCCATGGTTGCTTTTGCAGATGCAATGGCTGCGTTTGCCTTATCAAGTGTATCAGTGGGCATTGAAGGAGGCGAGACTCGAACAGCAGCAGGCACATCTGCTAACACCCGCTCAACACGAAGAAGGAAGTCAAACTCGAGTTCAAGCTGTTTGTTGGTATCCTCAGCCCACTTATCTTCCACGATTTGTCCTGGGAACTCCTGTTGAACACTTTTTAGTTCTTCCGCATACTCGTTGACAGATGCCTTCGCATCATCGAGATTCTTTCGGACAATCGACAGCGTCGAAACCTGTGGGGTTGGCATCTTTAACGCACGTCGAGTGCGTCGTGCCTCGCGGGCCAGTCTTTGTTCCTCAACCTTTGCAGGATCAGCCTTGAAAATGAACGTCTTGTAATGATTGTTCAGGTCGTCGTTTGTAATGCGTCCCTTGACCTTTCGCTTCAATACCTTATTGTTCTTCACAGATGCATCGAGAACATCCAGACTTTGTTCAGCACGGAGTCGCATAGCCTCAAACTTTTCCTTAGCAGCCTTGAGTCGATCTTCAAATCCGGGAGTAATGAATTCGTTGGCTGGGGGTTCCACTGCTGATTCAGCAGGAGGCATCTCCACTGTAGGGGCACCGCTTGCGGGTGGAACAGCTGGGGGCTGAACTGTGGGGACTGGTTTGGAAGTCGGGGTGGGAGGGACTGGAGGTTGTGCAGAAGTAGGCTTCGGGACAGATGCCATATCAAGGTGGGAGAGGACCGGAACCACTTTGTTGAACAACTCTGCAATGCGTTTTCTAAGTTCGGGATCCTGTATTGGGGGCGGTTCCGCCTCAAGAGGACCGTCGAACCAGAGTGTTATGTCGCTCGGTGTTGCGGGCGGCGTTTCAATTCGATGACGGGCGATTCGGTCTTTGAGTTCCGCCTCCCTTTCAGCAAGAGGTGTCTCTGGACGAATTGTGGGGTAGTCGTTACTCGCGTCGATCGTCATTAATCCGATATCTATCGCAGACTCAAGTGCAGCTTGATCATCTGTGTTAGGTGGGATTCGGATACGTAAAAGAGGTCGGATTGCTTCTTGTACTCCAGCGATAGCTGGGTCAGATGAAGGTGTTGAAAGTGCTTGATCGATCTCTTCATTTGGAACGTTCGCAGCACGTATCTGACCCCATGTAGCAAGTCCCCGTGGGGGTGTTGGTATATTAGATGGTCCCAAAGCGATAAGATTTGCCTCGACGTCGGCGTCCAATGGCTGTGGAGTCGATGGGTCGAACATTTGCTTGGCTTCTTCGTAGTATTCCTGATCGCTTTGTGTTGTAGAAGGTGGTAGAGTCTCAATAACCGAAGCACGGGCGGCGTCCGGTCCGGGGATCGGAACCTCGGGAGGAGCTTCGGGGCGTTCAAAAATATTGGTTGATCCAATCACCGGAGCAGCCGGCTCGAATAGACTGCTCCTCGAAGGTTCGGGTCCACCGACAGGTGTCTTCTTGAGAATGGATCCGGTGGGTTGTGCAATACTGGGAGCATTGATTTTGCCAACGCCCATAGGAGTGTATATGCTCGCAGGTGTATCGCCCATAATCTCCTCACTGAGCCTAGATGGGCGATTGAGCTGTGCTTTGTTGATTTCTTCCTGTTCTATATTGTTATCCAGCATCGCCTCAATCCTCGCTGCCTTCGCATCTTCGACTTCCGCTTCCCGAGCAACCCTATCATCCTCAGCACTCCTTATATTCGAGATTGTGGGCGGCTGCTCGGCAAGACTACGTTCCTCTGCAACCCTCTTTGCTTCGACCGTAGCCTTAAGATACCAGGTTGCATCCTTGAAATCCTTACTGCGTTTCGTGAAGACTGGGTTGATGGTCTCATGTACTTTGAGGGCGTCAACAAACATCGTCTCTGCGTCAGCCACAGTTTCCGGAGAATAGAATCGCGGGGTACGCATCACCCATGTCCTCCATGAAATGAACACATCGAATACCGGTAGGAGTTTTGTAGCAGTTCTCTCACCCTCAACTGTCACGAGAGTCTTGAACGAAACGCGTGGTTCTTCATCGGCGGGTTTGAGAACCTTAAGCCTGGCAGCCAAACGCCTAGAGAACGAGTTTCCACCTGCTCGTTGTGTCTTATGGCGACCACCTAACTTACTGTTCAACTCTTTCATTTGATCAGTACTTACCCGCTTTCCAACCCTGTCGAACCGTGATTGATAGGCATCCTGTCTCCTAGTCTCTGCATCGCGTGTATTTGCAAAAAGACGGTACGGTGTCTTGGGAGTTGCTGGAATCTCAGTTTTCGCGTCAACAATTGCTTCATCTACGATCTTATCAAGCGTATCAACCGGTTGCGGGTTCTCGTCCGCAGGTTCCGCAGGTTTGCGAGTGAAAAAAGAACGCCAACTCGACTGGGGCTTAGAAGCCTCGGGTTCAGCCTCAGGTTCAGCCTTAGGTTCAGGGGTATCGGTTTGCACTGAAGATGATTCTTTATCGAGTGCGTTAGTTTGGGAAGATGCTGCAGGAGACGCAGCGGCCGCAGAAGTTCCCGAAGGTGGAGCTGGGGCTGGAGCAGGAGCAGGTGCAGGTGCTTCTCCAGGTTTTGCCATCATTCCGTTACGTGCTGGATTGACTGAGTATGCTGCCAGCATCGCAGCTAGCGTCGCAGCTTCCGCGATCATGGTCCCGGTTGCCGCCATTATCTTCACCTCTCAAAAAAAGACAGATATACTACAATGGGATTCGATAGTATCGTTTTACTCTCCATCGTAGAGATCTTTGGAGATTTCAACCTCAGGTGGTATGCGTCATCGAACCAGCTGTCCTACCTGTACTACGGTATCATTGGATACATTGGAGTCATCTACTTCTTAATCCAGTCCCTTCGCGATGATAACGTACTCTATGTGAACGGAATGTGGGACGGGGTATCAGGTCTAATCGAAAGTGCTGCGGCATATATTGTGTTGGGAGACCGATTGGAGAAGCCCATTCAGTACGCAGGTCTGGGTCTTGTAATTGTAGGTATTTACTTATTGAAGCATAATTGAACTTATGGAATCCGTAACGTATGTTGCCGCACTCTTTAACCTTCGTAAACGCGAAGGTCAGGATATGGATACGGACCACTTTAGCAGTATTCAGATGTATCTATCCGCTGCAATCCCAGTGCTAGACAGTCCGTTCCCATTCGTTATCTTCTGCGAACCAGACCTAGTTGCCCCTCTACGCGAACGTCGTGGGGCTAATCCGACGATCTTTCATGCAATGGAGTTCGAGCAACTGCCCTTTTGGAATCTCTACCCCACAATTGAGAACAATAACAATACTAATCCTGTCGTCTACGTATCTCCCGAGAAGTTCACGCCGCTGTATTATCTGGTGATCAATCACAAGGCAGAGTTCGTTAGACGTGTTGCTGAGGAAAATCCATTCAAGACTGAGTGGTTCGCATGGACCGACATGCGAATCACCCTTCCAGACACCAAGCTATCCGGTCTCACTCAGTGGTGGGATCCGGAGCGAGCGAATCTCACGATGATGGGATTGATCGACCGCAATAGACTCAAGGATCGATACAGTTTCTTCCGGAACAACCATGGATGGATCGCAGGCGGCTTCTTTGCCGGAAAGCGTCAACCGATTCTTGATTTCACGACAACGGTTGTCACAGAGTGGAAGAAGGCGTTGAACGAACAGTTCTGTCCATCAGATGAAACGATGTTTACCTATGTAGGATGTGCCTATCCAGATACAGTAACGTATGTGTCCTTTGGAAACTATGCGGATCTGCTGCGAAATCAGGCTGCTGTATGCCAACGTGCAAACGTAGTCTACTCGATTCAGGAATTCGCACTCGTCAAAGATGAACTACGTATCTCTGTCAAGGCAGGCGAGGGACTCCGTCGCGGCTACCTTGCAGGGTTTTTGAATCATATGGCTGATCATGAGAAGTTTCATATTTTCTATCGATTGAAGTTGGCGTACGAACAACAGGGTCGTTTCGCACTGGCGGCTGAGAGGGCCCGTGAACTACTCACAAACCCAGAGATGCGACCGATGATCGAACGGTTTGCTCCGCATCTTAGCGACGGCGTGTGAACGCACGTCCAGAACGGGCGTGGGCCGCCTTCTTGCGAGACACAATGCGACCGTACTTGTTCATCATCAGGTCACCTTTCGTCAGACCACCGGGGGTCTTCTGGGCCGTTCCATTCCACACCTTACGACGAGATCCGATTGCACGCAGAGTCTTCATTATGGATTACCGAGAAAGTTTCAGTCGGAAGGGTTCTGGTCTGTCCTCTCGAAACCCCGGACGCTCAACTTTACCGCAGTAACTCGCATCTGTCCACGGAGTCGGGAATGGGCGAACTGTTTCCAGACGACCAATCGGTCCACCACCATGATGAACCAATAAACCACCCTTCACTTTCGGATAGATTCGACAGCTAAGAAAGTTCTGATCAAGTGCAATCCCACGATCTTCCGGGTTCAGTTTGTATGCTTCATACTCTTCGCGAATATTGACTCCTGCTGACTTTCGAAGACCCCATAAGCCACCCATCAAGGACGCAGAGTGTTCTTTGTGATCGCGAATGGTGTGGGCTGTGAACCGAGAGTTCATGAACTCATTGATCGCCCATCGGTCACGCTGATGAACTCGTGAATCTGCGTCTCGCACGAACATCGTCTCGACATCTGGTTCATCAATCGCATAGAATCGCTCGATCATGTTTTCAATTCCAGTCTTTCCAGTATGCTTGACAACTACGTAAGGGGCACTCTGTAGTTTCGCGACCATTTCAGGTGTTACATCTGACCCAACGTATACGAACACAAACCATCCAGGGAAGTGCTTATGAATCAGTTGAATGTTCTCAATCATGCCTGGATAATACCGGGCATTATAGGGACCATATAGACAGAACGAGAACACGTTCATCTTATCTTAGGAAAGAACAATGATTTCGGGCAAAACCTTCGCAGACACGTGCAAGTGGGTGATAGATACACGCTATCCCGGGCGGGCTGTATATTGGCAACTCAGGGCTAAGACGGGCGATCGCATATTCGTTAACGGTGACCTTTTGCCGAATGTACTAGACTCTCTGGCACACTCCCTCCGTAAATTTGTGTTCGTCGTTCACAACTCAGACTTGCCGTTTGATGAAGCGAGACTGAATGCATTGTTGCCTTATGCCCTTCATATCTACGCGATCAATACAACCGTCAAGCATCCGAACTTGACCACAATACCGATCGGGTTTCCAGATGCCGGGGTTACGTTTCTGTCTACGTTTGTACGCCCCGACGTTCCACGTGACGTTGAACTCTACATGAACTTCAGCATGGGTACGAATGTCCAGAAGAGAGTTGACTGTTACAATGCGTTCAAAGATGATCCGCGAGTTGTCATTCACAGTAACAGAACTCGCAAAGAATATCACGAAGACCTGTGTCGATCAAAGTATGTCTTGTGTCCTGAAGGGGCAGGTATTGACACCCATCGCATATACGAAGCGATCTATTGCGGTGCCATACCTATCGTGTTACGCAATCCACTTAGCGAGTTTTATGCACAGTATCCGGTTAAGATCGTAGACAGTTGGACTTACGTGTAACTTGAGAGAAGGAGGAAATGGATATCTACGCGTTCATCCAGGCAATGCCAATCAACACCTTTGTTGAGATTGGGGTCCACTTCGGAGAGGATACTCGCAAGTTCCGGGCTATGCATCCGAATGCACGCATCATCGGGTTCGAACCGGATCCGCGTAATGTTAAGATTATCCGCGATACAGGAATCGATAAGATCTGCGAGTTCTACCCCGTCGCACTCTCTGATAAGAATGAGACTCGTCCATTCTACATGTCGTCTGGGAAGGCTACCTGGTCAAGTGATCCGCAGCATCGTGACAACGACTGGTCGTCCTCTTCGTCTCTGAAACGGCCGACCGGACATCTGGAGATGCACAAGTGGATTACGTTCCCAGGTACAGCCATGGTTGAGTGCCGGCGTCTGGATGATATTGACATTGGCATCATCGATTTCATGTGGGTCGATGTTCAGGGTGCGGAGGATATCGTGTTCGCAGGTGCCGCGAATACACTAGCTCGGACGCGGTATGTGTACACCGAGTATGCCACGAATCTGTACGAGGGGCAGTTGAATCGCGAGCAGCTCCTTGCAGTGTTTGGTCCTAATTGGGCAGTAGTCCACGATTTCGGCGGAGATCTTCTTCTAAAAAACACGACTATCTAAATAATGCGTATTCAAGACTTCAAGGTAGTGTACATCTGTCCAGATCACAATGAAAAGTATCACGCACGGAAGATCCATATGGACTCCATGCTGGCTACTCTAGGGTTCAAAGATATTGTTCACTACAAGTCGGGGACCGATGGGTGGCCGAAGTGTCTGAACGATGCGACAGTTGACATTCTAACAACGTATCTGAATGAACCCATACTACTCCTCGAGGATGATGTGGAATTCACTGGGGTAAGCGAGTTTGAGTTTGTTCACGGTGCTGATGCTATTTACTTCGGACTGAGTCGTTCGGCAGCACATCCAACAATTGACACGAGTCGCGGACCGAGTGTATTTAGACAGTACTCCAATACTCAGGTGAGGGTTGTAAACATGCTTGCGGCACATGCGATTCTATATGTCACACCTCGCTATAAACAGGCTGTATGCGATAAGATACGGATTGACCCAGTGAGATGTTTTAACGACATTGCAATGGCACGGCTTCAGCCAAGCTACCGCATTCTCGCTAACAAGAAACCCTCGTTCTATCAGTCTGCCAAGTTCAATGCATCGGGACACGATGATGCGACTACGTTATTCAATATACCGTAGATCCAGTTAACATCTTCATCCAGTAATTTCCGCACCGTTTGATTTCGGTCTGAGTCTCCGGTGGGTAGAACTCCAAAAACAGTCGCGAGAAGTCATATGTCTGAGTCTTCATCTCCTCGTATTTCGACACCAGATACTCTGGCGTAATCTCCGAATAGTTGTCTGTGTAGAGAATCGGACACCCCTTGTATTTTTCCTCAATCAATGGGTTGCGTTCTATGATAGGTATACATCCTGCGAGAAGGGCTTCGTAATGACGATGACAATCAATACCATTGCCCTCCGGAGAGATGACAAATTTGTAAGACGGAAGCGTCTCGAAATACACATCGGGGGAAAGCGGCGTGTTCTGTATCCCATTCGACTGCAGGGTTGTTAGAATGGTCCTACGGTTCTGTCCTGACGGACGGCGACGGGTATCGGTGTATTGATTCATCGCACATAATACGGTGTGTGAGTGAGAACCTGGTTGAAATGGCTTGTAACGATACCCCATACCAATCGGAAACGGCATCCAAGCATCATCTTCGTTCGTCGACGATGCCTGTATGATCAATGATGACAGCTTCTTATCTACCGTCTGCCATGTACTAAGATCCATTTACATTAGATGTCTAATTCCAACCTGTAAGTAACGCCTCATAAGGCTCTGATACACATGTTTACTCCTCCCCTCTGTTTCCATGAACCACGAGCCGTCGTGGATGCGATGTTCGTATACCATGTCCGGAATAACAACGAGGGTCGCATTCATGTGAAAGAGTGCGTATAGAGAGAAGTACAGGGCATCCCATGCACCACTCGTTCGATCACACATCGGCTTGTCGGCCATGATGTTAAACTTCGCGAGGAATTGGCGGGAAATGATCATGTTCATCGTGTTCAGACATGTTTCGATTTCCGGCCAATACTGACGGATCGTCAGCTTGTTCAGCGTCCGTCCGATAAACTGCGTATAGTAGAAGTTCGGCTTTGCTGCAGCTGGAAGGAATACAGTTGTCTCCGCAACTTCATGAGTAGATAGATAACGTTTGAACGCCTCAAAGTATTGGACGTCTGCAAAGTTATCGCTATCGATGATCGCAATAAAGTCAGACGTTGCATAGGAAGCCGCACGCTGCTTGTTCTCAACCGAACCCAGGCGTCGCTCGTTCTGGTAGACTCTGAGTTTCGGGTCTGAGAAGGCAGCAGTAATTGCAGCGTAATCTTCACCAGTTTCATCAGTGATCACCAACTCAGTGACGTGTGGATTTGCGAGATACTTGGGTATCGATTCCTTCAAGAAGGAGAAACGACGCATCGTCGGAATACATACACTGATACTCATTTACTCATATCAATGATTGTTATCTAAATGCGTGTTGCCTTATGTGTGATCGCGATTGGCGATAAGTATATCGAAGAGTATACGCGACTCTTCATGAATAGCCAGAAGGCATACGCTGACCGTCACGGATATGACTTTAGACTTATAACGTCATACCTTTCTGAACTAACGCATCCGGACACAATCTCATTTAATAAGCTTCTAGCTTGCTCACAAGAATGGTCAATGTCTTATGATTATATAGTAGTCGTAGACGCAGATATTTTGATACACTCGCAGGCACCAGCACTACCATTTCATATTCTAGGCGATAAGATCGGGATGGTGGACGAGTATTCGCAACCAACACCGGAAAGACGCATTGCAGTTCAACGTAAGAACGGGTGGGAATATTCGGCAACCAAGTATCATAAACTCTGCGGATACGACCTTGAGACCACCCATGTATTCAACACGGGCCTTATGATCTTTCAACCTACACACAAGGCTTTATGCGAATCTATCTTCTCGAACTACGCTCATAAAAACATCGGTCACCCCCGCGGCTTTCACTTCGAACAAACATCGATAAACTACGAATTCCAAAAGAAGGATATGGTCGCAACTCTTCCAAATGAGTTCAATGCGATTCTCGCTGTAGCAACAGCTGATAATCCCGGGTTAACGATATCGCAGTTTGTTGCCTCGAACTATTTTGTTCACTTTGCCGGACACTGTGGGTACGAATGGGTTGAACTAAATGGGGACAAGGCTTGGGTATAATCCACTCTGCGATCCTTGTTTGAACAACTCTGGACTTCTCCAACAGCCTACAGCCGACGGAGTTTGCCTAAAGTAGTGATTGAAGGCCCAATCAATAACATCATGGTTAACACGGGCATGGAACCACTTAAGAAATCCACGAATACCATTGGGAGATGCTATGTATGCCTCGGTGCATCTCGAACATCCGTTTGGAAACTCTGGGTTAGGAGGTAACCATAATGTGTCGCTAAGTTTCTTATGAGGGTGTTTCTGTTGATCTGACAGTGGTCCGAAACATCCAAACCCAATGAATGTAAAGTCTATACGTTTCTCACGCATAGTTTCGATGTCCTTTCGGACCTCGGTATCTATGACCTCCATAGGATACATCGGTATGGCATCGCTTTCGAAGATGACAACATATCGATTTGACGCCGCGTACTTCTCCAACAGGACTAGATGATTGATCGCCAGACTGATTCCGTTCATCTTCTTTCGATGGTCAAACTTGACAAAGAGCGGATGAGACGTAGCATCCTCTCCGTAGCACGTAACCGATGGAGTCTTTCCATAGAAATCCATGATCGGCCTAATTGTCTCTGTTCGTTCCGGCTCTCGGGTTAGATCACCAATAATTTCAACACCGTAATCGGTTGTCGTCAATACAGCACGAGTAGACGTAATCACCTCTTCGACGAACTCGTCGGTCGTCTTAACAAAACATGGCTGGTTCGCCATTTGAAGCCAGTACTCGTCGTCGACACATAGTCTCTGAATCTCTGAAACCGCAGCGTCAATATTGCTAGCATCAATGCGAACGAACCGGGATGGATTGATGTAGTTGGTTACCAGTCTCGATCCATAATATACCGGGATGGTTCCTGCACGAAGCGGGTTGATCACCTTCTCGGTGATGTAGTGGTCCGCCTCTGTATTTTCGAGTGCGAGGACAACACGGTACTGACTTTGAAACTGCAATATAGGCTGTTCATCATACGAACCGGGAACAGTGTATCCAATATTGTTCCTGTGCTTTCCACCCATGTCAACATGTATCCCACGTTTCATCAATTCATCAATAAAGGTATTGCGGAACTGAGTAGGTTCGCCGCCAGATGAGATGATCGCACATATCTTCTTTGAAGGAACGATAGTAATGTCAGTAGGATACTCACATGGTTTGCAGTAGTCATATGTCAGATACAGAGGACAGCTCACGCGGGGATGGTTACCCAAGATAAGAGAATACTGACCAATATGTTCAGGTAATGGAATAGACGCTTCCCCCGAGAAGAAGATGCTGTACACCCATTGCCTTGAGTTGAAAACAGACGGACTGAAGTAACTCTCAAGTAGGATATCGGCATTCTCAATAGAAGTTGTGAGGACGATATTCCGTTTCAACGCATTGGATAGAACGTGTTCGAAGAATCCAAAGTGTACGCCGTTGGTTCTCTCAACAAATCCATTCCAGAACCCGTTGATAAATATGTTTACATGACTCATGAGTAATAAGCTATATGGGTATCAGAGAGTGGATTCTAACAAACATACCGCGTACCGCAGTTATCGTAGAGGCGGGTTCAGCAGATGGATCTGATACAGAGTGGTTTTCGGATAACTTTAAGGATGGTATGATATACGCATTTGAGCCGGATCCGAGTCTATATAAGGAGACCCATCTAAGGGTTGCTACTAGGCGTAACGTTGAGTTATCGACGTATGCACTATCCGATAAAACTGGAGATGCTACATTCTATGTCAGCAAGAATAGTGGAAAAGACTGGGGATCATCATCTATACTCAAACCGAAGGATCATCTCTGGTTTCACCCGACTATTACATTCGACACTCAAATTAACGTCAAGACTATCAATCTCGATGAGTGGTCATTGGCAAAGAACATTGATAAAATCGACTTGATGTGGCTTGATATGCAAGGTGCAGAACCGCTCGTACTAGCTGCTGCACCAAGAACACTTGCGAAAACTCAATACGTATATACCGAGGTTTCTGTGATCGAGACATATGAGAACGTCGTTCAATTGGAAGACTTTAAGAAGCAGATGGACTCTAGTGGATTTGAGTTCGTATGCATAGTGGACATGTGGAAGGACATGGGAAATGTACTGTTCAAGAACAGAATGTTCGACATAATTCATTGAAATAAGGAGGGTTCGTAACATTCACTCCTATGGGGTATGGTTGGGTTGCGACGAGTGTCAGGACCCAATTCATTTACTGCATGTCAATACTGGTTAGCGAATCCTTTTAACGAAGACCTGACTGTTATCATGGAAAATAGGGCTGGAGATCCGCTTATGGTAAGCAGATAGGAATCCGTCAATTCCTCTCTGTGTCAGATCGGGACCTCCCCAACCATAGTCATCAAAGATCATGTACCCGCCGACCTTGAGTTTGCGGAACGCGAGAACAGCATCCTCGAGAACATACTCCGGTTCATGGTTGCCGTCAATATAGACAATGTCGAAAAAGTCATCCTCAAACTTGGGGATCTCGACGTGAGAGAAGCCGCGAATGACTGTTATCTTCTCCTTCTGCCCACTGGTATCGAGGTTTCGCATAAATGTATCATACACTGTTTCTTGTCGATGTTTGTACTCTGGATAGTCGGAGTAGTCAATCCAGGGATCGATGCAGTACATCTTGCTCTCTGGATGAGCTGCATATGATCTCCCAACTGAGAAGAGGTTGGCACCGTAGAAAGTTCCGATTTCCAGGTAGCGAATGGGTCCCGATGGCATGGGTACTGTATTGAACCAACAGTCGGCCATACGATATGAAACGCCTTCGAACGACATACTTACAAATCCCAATCAAGGTGTAAGTCACACCTTCATTTGGATTTGTTTTGAGTTGGTTTGTGGTTTATATTGTGTCTTACGCTTAGTTGGAGTACGCGAGGCCACCCATGCCGCTCATGACGCGGAGCACGTTGTAGTTGACGGCGTACACGCGGACCTGAGCCGTGCGGCCAGAGCGAACCGTGTTGACAGACACCGTGAGCTGCAGCGTGGCCTTGTCGATACGCGAGAAGTTGCACGTGCCGCTGGGCTGGTGCTCCTCCGGCTTGAGGGCGAAGGAGTACACGCAGATGCCCGGGGCAGTCGGCGTGCGGCTGTGGTGCTGGTACGGCTGCACGTACGTGAAGTAACGTCCCTCACGCTCAGTGAAGCGGTCCTGGCCGTTGAGCTGCAGCTTGGCGACCTCAATCGGGCACTTGCCAGAGCAACGCGTGCCCGAGTCGAGGATGACCTTCGCGAGCAGGTAGTTGGTCGTGTCCTCGAACAGGTAGGCCTGGTCGTTGCCGGAGGCGTTGAGGTTCGTGTCCAGCCAGCTCGCACCGTTGAGCGAGGGACCGATCGCGATGCCCAGACCGGGGACATACGGGCCACCGTCCGCACCGCCGATGGTCGGGACGCCGAGGCCAGCAGTGCCACCGATGTTCGTCGTGACACCCGCCTGGCCGCCCAGGGCACCGCGGGCGAGCACGTCCATGATCACACCCTCCGTCGAGAAGTCGTCGGAGTAGTTGAACGGCTGGCAGCCGTTGACCTCGGTGATGAACGTAGGGGCCGGCTGCGAGCAGTCGACGAACGAGTCACGCTGGCACACCCAGATCAGCTCCTTCACCGGGTGGTTGAAGTTCAGCTGGATCTTGTTCGAGCTCGACGTGATCGACTCGGCACCCGTGAACTGCAGCTGCTCGATGAGGTACTCGTGCGTCTGCTGGGCGAAGCGGCGACGCTCCTCCGTGTCCAGGTAGATGTAGTCGATGTAGAGCGACGCGGCCGTCAGCGTCTGGATCGCCGTCGGGACCGAGCCAGAGCTGAGCTCGTAGTAGCAGCAGTTGGTCCACTGCTCGAACTCCACGTTGATGCGGACCTCGTGGTACTGGAGGGCGATCAGCGGGATGGCCAGGCCCGGGTTACGGCAGAACCAGAACTGGAGCGGGATGTAGAGCGTGCGGGCCGGGGTGCCGGCACGGGGGGCACACGAGTTCGTCAGCTCGGCACCGGCACAGGAGACGTCCAGGGCATAGCCCTTGCGGTCCTTCATCAGCACGAGGTCGTGCGTGTTGCCGATCATCTCGTCGAGGGCCTTAACCGTGCCGACGTCCTGGGTCAGCTGCGTCCAGATCTGCATCCAGTCGCCATACTGACGGTCGATACGCTGGCCGCCGATCTCGAGCTCAACCGTCTTCACGACGCGGTGACCCACGTAGTTGAGCCAGCGGAAGCGGGTGACCTTGTCGTTGTTGCTGCCATCGAGCTGCACCGCCGGGAGAACCAGCTGGATGTACGTGCGGAACATCAGGTCGGCGTTACGGTTGATGATCGCCGTGACACGCTTGTTGAAGTCCGCCTGGCCGTTGAACGTCACCTCAATCGACTCCATGGCGAAGTTCGTGTGACGCTTGAACAGCACCTTCCAGAAGGTGATCTGGGGGTTGCCCGAGATGTAGATATCCTGTGCACCGTACGAGACGAGCTGAAGAAGACCGCCACCCATATTGCTTGTATGATACTCAGCAACAAAATTTCGCAGCCGAAAAAAACTGTTTAGAGGGGTGGCGACCCTTAAGTAAAATGCGAATCTACGCTGTGAACTGTGACCCCGGTCGCGGCGAGAGGCTCAAGGCAGCCGCAGCACCTCTGAACCTTGACATCGTTCTGGTTCAGTCTCCTCTCAAGGACGATCCCGAAGTGGTGCGTCGCGGGGCTACCTGTTTCGCACGCGATACATCCTATCCCACTGGATGTGCAGCCACTCTTGGACATATTCGCTGCATGCAAGCCCTCGTTGATTCGGGTGATCCTCTCGGAATCATTATTGAAGATGATGTGAGGTTTCACAAGGGCTTCAATGATGTTGTGAATGCAGTGACTCCTCATATGATGGAAGGAAATACAGATATCCTGTCACTTGGATACATCAATGTTCCTCAGGGAGAGTACTATGTTACAGGAGGACACTACATGATTCGCAACGTTGGAGTCTCGAATCCGTGGGGTGCACAGTGTTATATGATCACGCGGGAATGGGCTGCGAAGTTCTGCAAGATCTTCGAAGTGGACGATGTGTCAATTCCTTATCAGTCACACTTTGTAACGGATTGGGTCATGTTTGATCCGATTCTCGGAGTGCGTCGAGATGCATTGATGCTACCGATTGCAGTCGAGTCACCCGATGAACAGTCGATATGTGCATTCAATGCTGGAAAGCCAGACTTGTTCCAGCATGTTAGTCGTGATGCGTTCTATCTGTGATAGCACGTCCTACATACACCGCTGTACATCTCCGCACCTCCGATTGCGATCTGCGGGTAGCCAGACACATGCCTCTTTGAGAAAAAGGAAGGTTCACCGCATGCACACCGACCATTCAAATTGATCACCTCATTTGCCAGTGGAATCGTATTGAGAAGCTCACCAAACGGACGCCGATCTGAGTCGCCAGAAAGACCGATCAGATAGACGAACTTCCCGAGCGTATCCACGGCATACTCAACGAACGGAACCAGACCTTGAAAAAATTGGGCTTCGTCAATGATGACGGTTTCGTAGTTAGCCATAAACTCCTGAGTCAATCCATTCAGCGTTGATGTTTCGAAACAGGGTAGTGAGATACCATCATGTGTTGTAATGTGATTTGGAATGGACCGAGTATCGCGAGTAGGTTTCACAATCAGAACACGCATGTTCTTTGATATGTAGATTGCAGCGACCTCGATTGCGTACGATGTCTTTCCCGAAAACATGGGACCGATCACGACTTCTAGAGACATTTACTTACTCCTGCCGAATAAGTGAAAATGGACACAGACCAGGCTCTTTCTCTTGGTATCGCATGTGTCGGATTTGTCTGTGTTATTGCATGCTTGATTTACGGTGCCAATCGTATTTGGGGTAGGCGGTATCGCCCCGTTTCCTTATCAGATGATATCGTGTAATTTTACGTCATTCCATGACCATGTGAGGTACAATGTGCATCGCTTCCAGCTCTTGCATCCACAGTTTCATTGCGTAGGGGATCGTCTTCTGAACGAAATCGGTCTTGTTCCCACATGAGCCGCACGAGTACAGCCCCTCTTGTGGATTGACGACTGCGAGTGTTCCACAGGTCTTGCAGATTCCTGTGAGGAATGGATCAGACACATCCATCAGACGCTCCTTCGTGAAGGCAGACGCACCGTGTGAGATCATACAGTCTCGCTCCATCTCACCTACGCGAAGACCTCCATCTCGAGAACGTCCTTCGCAAGGCTGGCGAGTCAGAGAGACAATCGGACCTCTGGCACGAGAGTGGGCCTTATCGATAACCATGTGCTTCAAACGCTGATAGAAGGTCGGACCCATGAAGATCTCGGCTTGCATCATCTCACCCGTCTGACCGTTGTAGAGGATTTCGTTACCGTAGGGATGCATGCCCAGTTCGAGCATCTGTGCACGCAGCTCCTCAACCTTCATGTGCGAGTACGGCGTTCCGTCTCCCAGAGTACCCTTCCGAACCGAAATCTTACCGAAGATACACTCCATCAGCTGTGCGATAGTCATACGACTAGGAACAGCGTGTGGATTCATAATCAAGTCAGGGCGAAGACCTGAGCCGGTGAACGGCATATCCTCTTCGTTCAGCAGCATGCCAACCGTTCCCTTCTGTCCGTGACGTGAGCTGAACTTATCACCGATCTGAGGAATACGCTCGGACACGATTCGCACCTTTACGAAGGGATATCCATCTGAGTTTTTGTCCTGCCAGACACCGTCGATACGACCAGCCTCTGCGTTCTTGTGCGTGGTTGACGCGTCCCTGAACGAATACCCGGCGGTATCGTGGCGGAGATTCACGACCTTTCCAATGACAACATCGTTCTCCTGAATGTTCGCATGGAGGATCGGAATACCGTTCTCACCGATTGCTGCGTAGCTGGTGTTCTTGAACTTGCGAGTGTTGTGCTTCTGAGGACGCATGAACTTCTCCTCACGTCCAGAGGTCACGTTGCGATGCTCCTCGTCCTTGTACATCGTGTAGTAGAGACCGCGGAACAAACCACGGTTCACAGATGACCGGTTCATGATGATCGAGTCCTCCTGGTTGTATCCGCCGTAACACGCAATCGCTACGATCGCATTCATACCGAACGGCATCTCCTGCATTTTCAGAATGTTCATCGAGCGAGTCTCTACGATCGGTCGTGAGATGGAGCAGAGAACATACGCGTTCTTGTCCAGTCGCTTTGCGAAGTTTGTTGCGTAGACGCACATCGACTGCTTGCCCATAGCTGACTGATAGGTGTTTCGAGGCGACTGATTGTGATCAGACAGCGGGATGGTACCTGCCATGTGTCCGATCAGCATCGACGGGTGAATCTCGCGATGAGAGTGAGACGTGACCTGATCCTTTGTGAGGGCAATGCGAAGTGTCTCCGTCTCTGACGCATCGATGAACTCGATACACGACTTGACCCACTCGTTCCAGTCGCCACGGTTCTCGGGATACGGTGCATCTACGCGGAACACCGGGCGGACAACACGACCGCCATCCGTCTCGATGAGAATGCTGTTCAGAAGCGTATACCATGCGATGGACGTGTGGGGATGAAGACGAGAGGATGTCTTCGCTGCCCGCATCTCGGTCACAAGTTCCAGAGGCTTCGTCGTGTAGGCGAGGAGAACACCGTTGACCGTAATCGACGTTCCCTCGTAGACCTTTGTGGTCGTGATCCAGTTGACACCGGACTCCGTGAGGAAGTGAAGCACTGTGGACGATGGAACATGTTGCGAGACAGAGGTCAGGAGAGACATCGTCTTCACGATACCAACCGAATGACCTTCCGGAGTCTCCACTGGACACATGAATCCCCATGAGGTACCGTGAAGCTTGCGAGGTGCTAACAGCTTACCAGACTTCTCAACAGGAGTCTGAATGCGGCGGAGGTGGCTGAGAGTCGATGCGTAGGACATGCGTGCGAGAACCTGAGAGACACCGACCTTTGTCGCATTCGACAGGCTGGTTGATGACGATGTACCGAGACCCTGAACTGTGAAGTTTCCGGTTGCCAGTGCTTGCTTCATCTTTCCCTCGATCGCTGACATTTTGAGGATCTTGTAGAGGTTGTTGATGTTGAGGATCTCCAACGGCTGACCCGCCTTCTTCCATGAGTCGTTGTTCACCTCCTGAACGAACTCGTTGCGAGTGTCATTACAGACCTTCTGGAACAGCTGGCGGAAGAGATGGGTGAGCAACGCACCCGTTGTGACAACACGCTTGTTCGGGTACGCATCGCGGTCATCGAGTGGGATCTTCTTGCAGTAGGTGAGCAGAAGACGGCGAATCATGGCTGCCATCAGCATCGTCCTGCGGGAGTTGAGAACCTCCAACGGAACTGTCTCTCCTGCGAACTTAACGTGAGGGAGAAGCTCAGTCGTCAGGAGGTAGCGAACGTATGCACACTTGTCCTCCTGATTCGTGCCGTATTGAAGGTGGTTTGTCAGGTAGCGGATTGCGTCGTCCTGTGTAAAGATGTTCAGCTCAGACGCATCACGGAACGAAGCAGCCAGAAGCTCGACGTGAGAATCGTTCTCATCGTTCCACACAATCTTCGCAATCGTGCGGTCATCAAGAATGCCGAGGGCACGGAAGTAGATCACGACCGGAACATCCTCGCGGAACCTAGGCACGCAGGCGACCATCGGGTAACCGTGACCGTTGAACTTAGAAGACAGCCGGATCTCCAACTTCTTAGGCGGAGTTGTGAACGACTCGTGTAACGACTTCATCTCAACCGAGTAGAGATACTTCGAAGACGACTTCTTGTTCTGGAAGATCATGATGCGATTGTCAGCCACCTTCTCCTGACAGAGGATTGTCCTCTCAGACCCGTGAACAACGAAGTATCCGAGAGGATCGTGAGAGCACTCGCCAACTTCCGCTAGACTCGCAGGGTAGTCTTTCAGAAGGCAGAGACTGGATCCGAGCATAACAGGTAGCTTACCGATGGAAATGCCCTCGAAGACGCGAAACTCCTCATCGAACGTGTCGAGAAGAGGACCCTTGTAGGTGCGGGCGATGAAGCGAATGTCTGCATACATCTGTGCAGCGTAGGTGAAGTTGCGAACACGGGCTTCCATAGGGAGCATCGGCTTGACACGTCCGGTCGCTTCTTGGAGGCGGGGCTTGATGTAGGTGACGTTCTCGAAGGACAGCCTGAACTCGTACTTGTACTTCTTTGTAGTCTCATCTTGTTCGTGCCAGACAGTGATCGGTGCAGTGGAATGAACGATGAGTGGTAGCTTATTGCGAACGAAGTCTTCGAAGGAGTCTAGTTGATGTTCGACGAGACGAGAGACACCCTTCGCGAAGTATGCAGAGATTGCTTCCCACTCCATGGTATTGATGCCCCGGTTCAGTCGTAAATAAGGTTTATCCGTTTTGAGTAAAGGATGGCGAACAAGGAGATCAAAATCAGCAAGGTTGGTGGACCTCCTGTTGCCCCTAAAAAAACTGTTAAGAACGTGAAGACCTATCCTCGCGGTGTTCTACGCAAGACCGCACGAAAGATCGAGGGCGTTCGCGATCCTGCAAAGAGTCCTCCGTTCAAACCAGGCACACTTCGCATCTTAACCTCCGAAGGTGAGAAGCAGAAGCGAAAGAAGATTCAGGGGACTCTGAAGAATTTATCGGACAGACAGGTTCGCGATAAGCTTAAGAAGGCGAATATGGAGGTCGGATCGAAAACACCCCCTCATCTTGCCAAACTAATCCTTGAAAGCGGAGCGGGGGCAGGAATGATTCCTTTGTAAAGACTAATGACGTCCATTTGGGGACCACTAGGATGGATGACACTCCATTCGGTGGCTTCGTTGTATCCAAATACTCCAACAGAAGCCGAGAGACTTCTGATGGTGAAATGGCTTGATCTGTTTCGCGACACAATCACGTGTCCGTCCTGTCAGGGGCATTTTGCTGAGTTGTTGGCATCCTATCGTGCACAGTTTCCGAATATGCTGTACACTCGCCGCGATTTCTTACTCTTCACGTTCAGGGCCCACAACTCTGTGAATAAGCGTATCGGCAAACCTGTATACACAGCAGTTAAAGAATGTTTTGATCTCCTGCGTAAGAACGTTCAGTTCAACAAGTCACAGAGCTTTCGAATCACCTACACGAACCACATCACTCGTCACTGGAGAACGTTTCAGGACGCATCTGGAATGGCTGCGATGAAGAAGATCAACGAAATCAAGAAGATTGAGATGCAGTATATGGCTGCCCGTACAAACGAGTTTGAGGAGATCATTCCCGAAGACAACCTCATCTTCTCGACTGGTGTAGAAGAGCCTCGTCGCCCGATACTCAGTCGCAACGCACCTCGGTTGGTGATGACTGCCACTGGTATGCGGTTACGGAGGTAAGTGGACGTCCGGGACTCCACGGTAGTGAGATCATAGGATCGCATTCCCACGCATACCGTTTCATCCAAGGATGACGGGTTTCAGTCTCTTCGTGATAATACTCATCTGGAAACCGAATCCTCTTCTTCGCAGTTCGCAGGGATGCCGATGGCAAAATGAACTGCAACTGATTTGTGCGATGAAACGGCGGCTCTGGATGATCCCATGTGATCACTGGTTGTTCGAAGTCCATCAGCGTTTGAAGAAGCGGTGCGTCTGCGTACGGATACACCCAGCACCAGTCTGGAACGCGTGACGTTGTAAAGTATTCAAGAGTCCACGCATAGGTTTTCCAGTAGGCTTCGCAAACAGGGGCCCAGTCAATCACTCCATCTAGCAACAAACCAACTCGTGCTTCAAGGGCGTTACCGTCCGGAGCCACGATATGGGCATCCGTCAGCTTCCTCTTCTCAATCAGAACCTTCGTCTCCATCTTTACAGCTTGTTCTGGCGTCATTCGCAATGCACGCCCATGCCCGTCTTCACGCAATGAAAACATTGCAATGGCAGGCATGAAATCATTACCGAAGTAACGAATACACATCTTGACATAGTCGTCTACGGGGAGAGGAAGAACAGCCGCCAGGGCGGAAATCGAAAAGGCATCGTCGTCTCGAAGTAGGAAGAGGTTACCGAGCGAACGCTGTGCCAGAGCGATAAGCACCAGGTCCGCATCAAGACCGTAAATCGCAACGGTTCCTGGGGAGGGTAGAGTTCGTAGCCATTGAAATATCTTATGTTCCCCTTCGCCATGCTCATCTGTCCCTGAAATCTCGGCGTATGGGAAAGCCCTTCTCAAACAGTCTGCTAGTTCTCGCATATACGGCGTTCCTGGCGAAAGCTGATTACGGTCAAACCCAGCCTTGTCGGCTGTTCTGAACCTACGATACCGTTGCTGGACCATCTTCGCGTAGGGAACCAGCCCATCGAATGCGATGTAGACCTTCTTGACGCGGATACGTTCGAGGTAGGTTCGCAGTTCAGTGATCACGCTGTTAATCGGGTCTTCGTCCTTGATGGCTTTGTGTAAAAAACAGTTGAAGTCCATGCAGAGAACATCGGCTTCAAATGTGTCGTACGTTTTCTGTATGTGTTTGTGTTTACGAAGGAGAGAGGCAACGTAGAACGGAATGCCCATTAAGGACTCTACGCGGATTCAGTTAAGGTTGTTTACCAGCACTTCCAAGAACGCTTACCAGCCTCGGCCATGAGGGCCTCGACATTCTTGACCACCATCGTCGGCTGCTTGGACATGACAGATGCGAGGAGATCAGATGCCTTCTTCTCGGCGGCAGCGACCTTCGACGCAGCCTCTATTCCAGAGATTGCGGTCTCGACGACGTGGGGCAGCATCGTGTTCACGAAGACACGGGCAGCCTCCTTCTCGGCGTTCTCCATCGAAGACGTGTTGATCACATGGAGCAGACTGCCCTGGAGCATGGTAAGACGCTCGGCCGGGGACAGCATCTCCAGCGAGTGGAGGTGCGTCGCGAGCTTGATCACAGACGGGACGGGGTTCTTCCAATCGATCGACTGGAACACGCCCGCAGGCGTCTCGGGTGCAGGGGCGGGCGGGCAAAGTACGCACTCCGGGGCAGGTGCAGGCGGTGCAGCTTCGATCACCTCTGGAACAGCAGCGGTATCAGACATTTATTTATCACCTAGGATATTCGTGTAAACTCTACCAACGCCGACGATATAAACCTCCCTTTGCAGGAACAATCGAAGGAGGTGCAGCAGGTGCAGCAGGTGCAGGCAGCATCGGCTCAGGGAGTGCCTTCGCCTTCTCAAGCTCCTTGACCACCGCCCTCTCACGACGACGCTGGGCCTTCTCCTCGTCAGTCATCTTGACCCTCATCGTCTTGGCCTTGGGTGTGGGCTTGACCTTGACGGTCTTTGCTGCCGCCTTCGCGAGATGCAGCTCGTGCTTAAACGTATCCTTCATCTTCTTCATCTTCTGCTTCATCATCCCAAGCTGATTACGGAGCTTATCTGAGTCGCTCACTTTAGACCCAGCCTCCTTGCAGAATGTATCGACCTTTTGACGCAGCGTAGGCATCTTTACTACTAAAAAACGAATTTAATTGATAAGGCGATGAATATAGCAATGCAGTGTCCACAGTGTGAGAATCGTCTTACAACGCACGAGGAACACAATCTTCCGCTTTGTGTCGGATGTGAACAAGTGTTCTGTACGAACTGTTATTATGCGGCGAGACATTCATGTTCGTACTTCACGAGCAGTGTTCCAGAATGTAACTGGCTCTGTGCAGAAGCGTATATGACCACACACCCTGATGTAAAGGAACGCGTCGTACGATCTGGTCCTAGAAGGAGATGTGCGGTGGTTCGAATTGGAACGACTCTTTTTCGCCGGGTCTCGATGGATGGACTCATCATCAGTGACACCCCAGTTGATCCAGTTGAAACGTGTGTATATTGCGGATCGTTTGATCGTGGATATCCACACTTGACAGATGCATATACCAACGGCTTTGCATGTACAGAATGTGCAAACGGTATTCTACGTAGACTATAAATGTGGCTCTGGCTTGTTCTTCTCGCATTGGTCGTCTTCTTCTTGTATTTGACAAACGTCGGACGTCCTCAGCAGGGTTGCTCTGCGTGTGCGAAGCGTGTTGAAAATCCTCACGAGTAATAAATGTTCGCGTTCATGGCAGCCTTTCGTCCCAAACCAACAATTGTTCCAGCAACAAAGATTCCGTCTCCACCACCTCCTCCCCAGCCCAAGTGGTCATCGTAAGATTTCCTATCATTAGATAAATGGGAACGATTCGCCGTAAGGGATATTACGCGACGCGTAAGGGAAACAAGTACTATGTCCGCCCATCGACGATGGTTGATCGCGGTGAACGTGGCAAGTGGACGGCAGTTCACAAGACACGTGGGATCGGACCTCTCAACAAGGGAACTCTTCTCGGATACAATGCGTCGTCGAAGGCAGCAACACGTCGCGTTACGCTGAAGCGTGTAATCCACAAGCATGGCCCGCTCTCCACGTTTCGCAAATTGAATGCGGTTGCGGTCTATACGAAACGCACATCGCCCACCCGGTCAAAGACGTTCCGGACTGACCGTAACTGGGTGAAAAAGAACTTCATGTAAAGACAAATGAAGAATCTCAAGTGGATTCTGATCGGACTTGTAATCCTTTTCCTGGCCGGATATGTATCCATTTCTCTCCCAGGTGTTCAGTGTAGCGGATCCATGATTTACTGCCCTGGTGTCGGTTGCGTCTCTGGTCCCGATAAGTGCAACGCAGGTTCAAGTGGTGGACCGGCTGCAATGTTCTCGACCACATGGGAGTCCTTCACAAACGGCAAGGACCTGTACCCAGGTGTTCCGAAGTTTCGCGAGGTAGAGGGTCCTCATATGTCAGATTGTTCAAATGGAACACGGGCACGCAATGGTCGTTGCCCGAAGTTCCTGACAGCTTAACGAAGGCAGATGCACGGCGACTCCTCAACAACCGGAGCCTGACGAACCAGAAGATGAGTGTTGATTCGCTCTGCACCGAAAAACTCCTTAACCGTATCCTTCACAACCTCAGCATCAAAATCCTTGCAGGAGAACACATCCAAATACATGGAGTTGTTCTCTTCCACAAAGTGTGCACAGATGTTCGAAGTCTCGATGAGCTGAACAAGAGTGTATCCCTTCTTGTTGCCCGATCCGAACATCACAATCTGCGGCATGCCATACGGAACCATGTCGATGCGTTTGACGAGGGCCTTGTTGAAATCGTGAATCACCGCCGGATTGCGGATCGTGTTGGGAATCACGTGTGCCGCGTCCAGAATGAGATGCTTACCCCAAGTGCGAAGCGGGATCATGTGTTATACTCTTCTCTTGCGTGAAAATGTAATGAAGAACGTCGGGAAGAACCGTCTTCCCTCGGTGAAGAACCAGGTGGTGAACTTGACGCTTAACCTTAGCTTTGTTGCGATTATCTATGTTATCATTGCGGGACTAACGGCATCCTTGATCCAAGCTGTGTTCAGCGAGTTCAATGAGGTGTGGAAAAAGCAGTCATTGGCATATCAAGTAATTGATGTAGGGGCTGAGCTTTCGCTCCTCGTTATAGCGTCGTTCTGGGTGACCTATTTTGTTCACTTCTTGGTACCGGTCTTTGCGGTCGATACTAAGCTCGAATACTTTATCGAGACGTACGCAGGTCATATGGTGTTTGTATACGCAGTGTTCTTATTCGCATATGACGTCAATGAGAAGTTATTGTGTATCTACGATCGGTTTACCGGCGGCGACGACCACCAAAGGTCGACTGCTGTGTAGGCGTGTTCAGGAAGAACGCATAATACGGAATGTACACTGACCCGAAGATGAAGTCAAGAATAGCCCAGCCGACCGACTGATACTTGTCATACGACAGCTTCGCAGCGGCGGCGTGGAGGAGGAATGCGAAGACTCCTCCAAACGAGCCGAGGATAAGAGTGACGACAGACCAGAATGTCGCAGGCTCTGACTTAGCGGGCGTCGCGGGCGGATTCACAGCGGGGTTTGTAGGCGGGGAGCTCATTGTAGAAAGCCGCGAATAAAAACGAAGTCACGAGTAAGTCATGGAATCCCAACGTCTGGCTATGGATCTCCTTTTACGCGGGCATACAAGCTCGGGTACACGTGAACAACGAATGATGCGATTGCGAACACTTAGTCCGTATGAATTCAGGAACCGCAATCTACACAAAGCCCTTCATCATCTATACAATCAGTATATCAACTACTACATTGCTGGGAAGGACACTCGCTTCCTCGAGTCAACCATACGGTCGTACTGCCGAATTCTAAAAACGGATTCTTTCATTCTACGTAGAAGGTAAGAGTCCCCCCAAAATGAAGCGTACCTACGACACACCTCTCTTCAACACCGCCAAGATGAACAAGCACACCTACTACTGCTCCAACGACAACTGCACCAACGAAACAGACTACAATGGTGGTCTCTGCCACGAACATATGGAGTCGCTGTCACATGAATCAAGCGAATGCCCGGGATGCGGCAATGATATTTATTGCGGAGCTAATGGCTATTGCTCCAACTGCTGGAACGAGCGCTTCGGTTGCGAATCTCCGATCGAACATGATTGCACCAATGTGTTCGATCACGAGATCGGTCAGTGGACGTGTGGAAACGCGCCCGCTCACAAGTGCTCGGGTGAGTGGGATTATGACCGCGGAATCCGCGAGTGCGACGACGAAGAGTACCATCGCAAGAACTGCGAGTGCAAACATTCACCACTGTGCAAGTTGTGCGAGTCCTACTATGGATATGATGATTCATACGATGGAGTCAAGTGCGACTTCCCACACAAGTGTACCAACGTCTTCGACCACGAGATCGGTCAGTGGACGTGCGGCAACCAGGACGCTCACATGCGCCAGCACCAGCGCCGCAACTCAATCGAGTCTCACTACGAGCGGTCGTGTGCATCGTGTCACGAGAACTTCACCTCGAAGACTCAAACTCGCTGCTGCGGTGAGTGCCACATTGACGCTGCAGTCGTCATCCAGAAGTGGTGGCGGGCGAAGCAACCGTTCGCCTGGTGCAACCTCTGGTTCCAAGGTCACTGTCGCTCATGCAAGAGCTACTTCCCGACCCAGAGTGACAGCGATGTCCACTGTCCAGAATGCAAGGACTCAATCAAGCTCCCTAATCTGCCTCCGTCGCCCACGGATGAGATCGAGGAGAAGCTCAGGCAGACCAGTCTCTCCTGCGATGGATGTCGCGACGACGTTCTCAATCAGCAGGGACATATGCACCCAGGCGGGTGCCTCTACATTCCGTGCCACGAATGTGGTAACTCAAAGTGCTGCTGCTCGCCATCCGAAGCCGACTGAAAACGGATTCGTGAGCCCCAACAATTTTTACATGCATCGGCAAGAATGATTAACTACATCGCACTCGGTTTCAACGAACAGGACAACAAGATGCTTCAAGACGCAGAGCAGGCAATCACGGCAGCAAACATGTGGGAGTGGATGAAGGACGAACCGGGCACCGGAGGGTACTCGATGTCCGACGGCGAGGAAATGAGGGCGATTCGCAAGCATATGAAGTATGACGGTCATTCGGGGGCGAGTCTTGCGATGACAATGCGAGAGATGCAGTTGATGGCAACACTAGGCATTGATGCGTACTGTTCGCGGTATACACAGAAGGTCGCACCGCCTCCGGAGAAGAAGAAGCTTGTTCGCACTCCGGAGATGGACAAGAAGGTGATCGAGGAGTATGAGAACCGGGCACCCTTCGCGAAGGCACCGAAGTGGTCATATGAGTACATTAAGGCGTTCCCAGATGTCCTGCGTAATGTCCGGGTGGAAGAGTTCAAGCGACCAGGTGTGTCGGATCCGACAGCCCGTCGACTGAATTGGTAAAACGGAAACCCGCAGCATAAACTAACGGAGAGTGATGGAGTCCTGTACTATGTGTGCGTGTTATGTGTACGATGTTCTCCAAAACCCGATCCGTAGAAACGCGATGTTCGCCCCCCTCATGAGGCAAGATCGTATCAAACACCTACTCCCAACGCTTGTTCCGGAAGTTATTCGGTTCGTCAAGAATAGACAACTACCTCATCGATTGTCGCACCCAAACCTGATCTGTGTTGAAGCGGGACTTGCGAGGAAGCATAAATATCACCCGATCGACCAGCCACTGATTTGTCAGCACTGGTTCGTAGAGAAGATCAGAACAATAGGTGATCTGAATATGCTTCACTTTCACCACACGGGTGGATATTGCCCTGATCTAGACAAGTGAAAACGAATTCACTCCCCTCAAAATTTTTACATGTCAGTCAAAATGGAAGACTGCTCAATCTGCTATGAAGCTGTCGACAAGAGTACAGGACACTGCACCCTCGCCTGCAATCACTCCTTTCACATCAACTGTCTAACTACATGGACCGCCAAAGAACCTTCCTGTCCACTGTGCCGCCACGAACTCGGAGAGAAGGAGGTCGCCGTCAAGCGAGCAACTACAACCATGCTCGCATGGAACAGTCCTATCCATACAGCTTCTGGCAACAGTGGAGCTGGTCTCGGTCTTACCATCGAAGATGACGGACATCCTGTTCCACCGGTGGCTGCTTCGCGGAAGATCCGCATCGGCAATGGAGTCGAAGTCCTGGAGAGTGATGTCAAGCTTATAATGGACCACACGGGCGCGTCCAGAAGTATCGCCATTCAAGAGCTTCGCCGGAATGAGGGTGATATCGTGAATACGATCATGTTCCTCACAGACGATACACTGCCACCACTAGAACCGGTGTCGAGGCCACCACATGATATCATGCGTGAGCCCACTGAGGATCAGACGATGAAGTGGGCGTTGTGGCGGATGTTTGAGGGAATGGAGTCTGGATATCACTGGAACAGCTACTGCGACCTGAGGTCGCGCACCAAATACTTCTACTTTAACGAATACTGGACTCACAAGGATATTCACGACATCTGCGATGAGGGAATGGTAAATCGCGGATACGAATCTATGTAAGAAGTAATGGAACAGGCGGCGGCAACGAAGAAGCAGCAGGTCAAATTTTCCATTCAGGTTGTGTCAGAGGAGATCGATAAGATGCTTGCAGATGGAGCAAGTCGTCATCTTTTTTATCGGATCGTCAAGGGTGACATGTTCGTTCTTGAATACCAGTTGATGGATGTGATTGCTGATCTTCAAGATAAATACAGTGGACGAGCGTGGGTTAGTCGATCTCCCGAAGGGATTGTAATCAACCGAGTTATCCCTGCAAAATCACATGATTGACAAGCTTGTGTCTCAGCTCAGCAACTTCGCACCACGCCAGATATTGCTGAAACGACTCTTCATCGCGATTGTAGGAGACCTTTGGGTATGCGTTGCGTAACACTACAAAGAGATCGGCTTCATTATGTGCGTTGTGTTGGCGAAGAAAGCCAATGATTTGATCGAACTTCGCTTTACGCTGATCATAGGGCAACCGCCGCGTGTTGTCCATGAACTGCTCCATTGATTCGTTTACAGGTCGAAGTATTAAAACGGCAATGGGTAACTGTTTGGATGTTCCAATGATTCGTATCGGCACAGTAACCGTGCGAAAAAGCAAGTTCGCGGAGATCAAGACCTACGCCGATGCATTGAAGATTGCAGGATACGATGTCCCACCGGGTTCTTCTGTTCAGGCCCACACTCCAACCTTCGTGAACCTGGTTACGGTCAATAGCAAGTTCCAGATTGTTGATTATCTCCTCTACAAAGGGAAGATGATTCCTATAACCCGGCTGTATGGGAAGCAGTAACAATAGCTTCATCTCGCAGCTTATACAACCTAATCAGTGGTTCAAACTCGATTTCCACGAGGATCAGAAATCCTCCAATTGAGACGATAATACCGTCCTCCCAATCCAGGCCCTTTGGTGTGAAGAGCCAGAAGTAGATACCGAGGAACAGACCAAGCGACAACTTGAAGATCGTGTCAACAATTGCGAAGATCGGGCTCTCTGCAACCTTGTGTCCAGTAGACAGAAGCACAATCTGTGCCAAGACGATTGTCTTCAAGACAAAAAAGTAGATTTGATATCCCTTCATTACTTTCTGCAAGGAAACGGATTTAGAGGTGCGTTGTACTTTTCAACAATGGACCTCGGTATCCTCCTTCTGGAACGTCATCGACCGATCAGTTTCGTGACAACGCAGATGTCTAGGGCTGCGGTTGTGTTTGCTGGGATTGTCGTACAGAACATGACAGGATACAGTCATGCGATCGGCGGGGTCTTTGACAGAACTCCGATGACGATCTCGTTCTACACGGATCGTATTTCAATCATGATGGTCGGCAAAATCACAGACGAGCTGTATGAACAAGTCCGTCAACGAACGCTCTTTGAAATCAACCGGGCGGTGTTTGAATCAACTCACGCCTAAAAACGAATCCGCGTCCCCCGACGGAAGTTCAGATCACCGACAAAAATGTTCTTCTGCTGCAATCGTTCTAAGCCTGTTGCTCCCGCCCCCACCGTTCCTCTTAACTGTTGCGACTGGTGTCAGAATGACCTCGACACCTGCGTCTCATACAATGTGAATGCACTCAACATCAACACCAAGAAGCCGCATGTCTACCGCATCGGACAGTGCTGCGTTGACTCTGGTGAGCTGACCAATTACGTCTCCGACTTCAATGTGGAGTGGGGTTGTGATTGCGAGGCATATCTCGAACCTCATCCGACTCACTGGAATGTTACCCAGATGTTCAACGAGGCAAAAGCCCGTCACTACGACAGTGATGCCGAGGGAGCTCGCGACATGTTCCGCTCAGCCTGGCGAACGTATAAGAAGCTCACCGCCGAGGAGCAGAAGCTTGTGGAGAAGTAAGTGTTGCCCGAAAACGAATCCAACACCCTAATTTATTTTTCCATTACAAATGCAGCCCCTTACTCGCACCCAACTTCAAAATGCCGCATCAGACTATGCACTCGAAAAGGAGAGGGCTGCGATCCGTCAACAGGAAGTCGCAGGTCAACTCTGGGCAGAAGGTGTCTACAAGAAGGTTCGTGAGTTTGCTCGCGAGGGAAACCGTCTGCTTGAAATTGAGTGCCCTTCAAACGTAACCAGGATCGGATTCTCATATGCAATCTGTCTGATGAAGCAATGGTTTCCCGACTCTGATGTCACCACGGTCCTTTACGGTGCGTTGAAAGATTCTACGCGGTATGGAGTCCGCATTGATTGGAGTGATAAGCCAGTTGAGTTCGATCGTGATCAACGCAGGTTTGAAAAGGAAACAAACTGGTAAAACGGATAGACAGTTCAACAGAAGAATGAAAGTCAAAATGTCAGCCGTTCCTTGCTCTCTCGTCATGACTAAGATGGAATGCTTCTACTGCAATAAGAAGGATACAGGAGCAGCAGAGATCTCTCCTAACTTCGGACTCAAATACTGCGATGACCACAAGGCTGCATCCGCCCGCGACTGCCGTGCGTATCTTCACAGTCATAAGATGGCAGCCCTGTTCGACGCATTCAACTACCCGGCTACAAAGCCCTTCATGAATATGGTGGTTGACCAGGTGACCTTTCCGGTGATGCGATCGAGTGGTGAGATTCAAGATGGATGGCGACTGAATGTCGCACCACCCTTTGAGCCGTCGACGTTCATCTGCAACATACAGGGTGTGTGGATGCTACCAGTTGTGAAGTATGGCGATATAGGGATTCGCAAGGATGTGCCGATCATCGACTTCATCAAGGTGGCCAAGTTTCCGGAGGATGTTGTTCACCGTGCGTTGGGCGGATTGGAAGCCGGAATCTACCTCAACGACTTCAACGAGGTGGAAATGGTTCTGGGTCACCAGGATCCTCTCGAACTTGGACTATAACAGGTTCCGGAACGGGAGGATGGACAGTTGGTCGAAGTCGACAAACACAGACAAGTACAAACATACTAAGAAATGCGGCAAACCCTATTACAGCGGCACCGGGATCCATTACTTTTTCAATGTGGGAAAGTGTAAATGGACCTCTACGATTGGAGCTTCCGTGCCATTCTCATTGAAACTCGACATGTCGAACGCCACGATCGAATGGCGAAGTTCTACTGGAAACTCCTCGACAGTCGATGCGAGAACTGTCCGTATCGACACCGCTACGATCTCGCAGTCAACATGCGATACGCTGCACGACAACGCTTGAAGTACGCACAATGGGTCAATGACCGACGTGGGAATGTGAGTGGTTTAGCTGCTTCCGACCGTGAAGGAGTATGTCGCGTTTTCTACTCATCAGAAAGGCAAGAATTCATATTCCGTCGGTAGATCAGGTCTTCGTTGGTCAGGACTGGGAAAATAAGTCAGTCATGACCATCATGTATCATAATAATAAAGTCGAGAGGATTGAATACCCACTGGCTCAGTGGACAGAGTGTGATAAGGATCGTATACGCATCGAGAAGTCTATAAAGGCGGTTGCAGACGTGTTATCTGTGATTCCAGAGAATGGGCCGGAACAAATGAAGTGAGTCGTATTTTAACACAATGGGCCAGTCTAAAGATAGATGGATCCAGTCGTGTCTTATCTAGTTGAGACTGAGAAACGTGTTAAGGCGGAATTATCCGAACTATTCCAAAAAATACAGGTAGAGCAAACAGCCACTGCATATAAGTCAATTGTCGACTTATATGACGTTCACGAAATTCCAGTTGGGGATAAGCATCCGAAGATAACCTATTCACCCTGCGTACAGATTGAGTTTCCTACGGGGGGATATGATACAAAGTTATATCCAAACACTGCAAGTTCCCATAACTGTGGTCGAATGAAGTTTACATCTGAGTTTAGACTGCCCGATCATGAAAAGATCATCCGGGTTTATTTATGTGTGGCATGCGAGCAGCAGAACAGGTATAAGGGTACTGCTGCATTTATTACGAACTACGGCAGGGTGATAAAGACGCTGGACTCAATGGCGGGTTGGGAATCGCATACGGGCTGGGCGTATTCATACTACGATCCTATGCAGAATGGTGTAGAAATCCGAAACTCTCTTTGTTCGACCATGACTAAGAAAATTACCCAACTTGATCCACTCCCGTATAAGATCCCGAAGTGGTGTGCGGACACTGTGATGGCGGTTGAAACTCTCAATGAAGCAGAGCTGCAGCGAATCTCAAAGGACGTGTTTGTATTTGTCGGTCGCTGGAAGGATCATATTACGCAGCATGTAACACTTGATACGGAGCAGCTTCTATCAATCAAGAATGAACAGGCACAACGTATTTCTGTCCTTGAAGAGGCGAAGAAAGACTTGGAGGTCGAGGATCGATTCAATAAGACACTTGTTAAGAAACTACAGGAACGAGTTGCAGTTCTTGAGCAACAAACTAAGCAGCTACCAGAACTAAAGTCAGCTGTTAAGGAAGTGATTACGTTTATGAATAAACAGAACGGCAAATCAGACTGCGATTATGTACAGGGAAGCTTCTCGGGGTTCATGTACGGTAAGACATGCATACCAGAGGGTGATCTGGCCTATTATGAGGGGTCTCTTGAGGAGCTTAAGGAATTCAAAATAGCTGAACGAGTACGAAATAGGGGTATACGTGAACTACAAGGGGAAGTTCGCAATGGAATGCGGGGAATGCGGGATGGATTACAAGATATTCATAGGATCATGAATGAGTAACTCGCGTGAATTAGTATCATGAGTAGACAATGGACCAAAACGCAACCGGGGCACTCGGAATCATAGCCTTTTTGATATCCAGCGGAGGGGCGATCTATGCAGCGATCAACCACAAGCGTGTTCGTATGAACTGCTGTGGGAAGAAGGTCGATATGTCAGTGGATGTGGATTCGACGGACCCAAAGGTAGCCCCTGAACCCGAATTGCCTACGGAAGAGGTGTAAAAATCCGAAAACGGATCCGCGTTTCGTACCAAATGGGTCAGCGTCGGCGAACAAAATGGCTCTTCTCAACGCTTTCCTCCGCGAAAACAACTGCACTGGACTTCAACATGGCGAGAACCACCAAATCTGGTGGGTTCCTGTCAAACTCTTCAATCAACTTCCCATCAAGCAATGGAAGTTTAACAGGCCTCCCGATATGGATCGGGTTGCCGAAATCCACCAACACATTCTCAAGGCAAAGCGTGTGGATGGTATCATCTACCTTGCAGATGTCGAATCAGACATCGTATGCTATGAATCAAACCACCGCCGGCTAGGCATCAAGGGCATCGACGACTGTGCCCATATCCTGATTGACATCATGTGGAACGCCACAGATGAAGATGTGAAGCAGGAGTTCTACCGACTGAACAAGGCTGTGTCAGTTCCGGATCTGTACATCTCCAAGGAGGTTGTCGTACAGGCTGCGGATCTCATTGCGGCCCGCGATACCTTCTGCAAGAAGTACGCAGCACTGAAGTCAACCAGTGCGAACCCCCACCGCCCGGGGTTCAACCAAGAGGGAATCCTCAATGATTTCCTCGAGATCACCAAGGTCCACAAGATCACTGTGGACGAGCTGATGACGCGGCTGGACAAGCTGAATACCAAGATGGCGACTCGTGACCGAAAGAAGTTGACGCAGAACGTCATCGAGAAGTGCGAGAAGTCGGGACTGTGGCTCTTCGCATGGGAGAAGCGGTTGAGCCTGCGGGATTTCGCGTAGAACGGAGTCCGTCCAACAACAATTTTTAATCTGTTATCGTGTCAATGTACACCATCGTCTCCTCCATCATGCAGAGATACATGACACAAGATGAAGTGATGGCAGAGTTCACGCAGAAGCTGGCAGATCTCTCCGAACAGGGTTGGGTCCCGTACGGAGACATCATGTATTACGTGAATGGAGTCAGTCAAGCGATGATCATGGGCGATCCGGACGTGTCAGATCTTGAACGAGTCTTTTTGCATGGCTCAACTCGCCCACGCATCATGAAGTATTGTATTGGAGGCGAAGGGTTTATGGGGAAGTATGTGGATATTACTCACGACTGAAAACGGAATTCATACGATCACGAAAACATCCAGAATGTCCCCACCAGAAGACAAAATGGCAAGATACGATGAATCAAGACTAACGTCCATGATGATACGCGATAGTGCGACTTTTATTGCCGCTTATAAAAACGGCAATAAACTCGACAACTTAAATGATCTCTGTAGAGAATGCTATATAGAAGGAAAATGCGGTAGATGTGAGAATAAGAATGTATTTAAGAAGCTTTTCCGAAATGCGGATAAAACGGGCGCCATATGTGAACAATGTAAAAAGATTCAGAAAGTAGAGCGAACCGCAGCCACAAACATTCCCAAATTTGGCAACCCTTGCTCTGCACAAGGAAAGGAACAGATCGAGAAACGCAAAGCGACAGCTGCGACGAACATGGAGAAAAAGGGTGTTAAACCCTATCATAAGCAACCAGATGATGCTAGATTAGGATCGATTGACAAGTTCGGATGTATATACTTGATCACATGCCTAGTGAACGGGATGAGGTATGTTGGTTACAGTAAGTTTGATACACCAGATGAAAGATACGAAGAGCATTGGCATAAACGCGATGAAAGTAAGCCTAAAACATACCTTCATCGTGCAATGGACTTGTATGGCAAAGACCAATTTACATTGGAGAGGTTATGTGTGGTTTCTCACGCCGGACTGTTGAACATGGAAGCTTATTACGCAGAGCAGTTTCAAACGTATATTTGGGATAAACCCGGTGGTTATAATATGATTTGGTGCGGAATTCGTGGTAATCTAGGCGTTCCACACTCAGCGTCAACACGTGCTAAGATATCTGAACGTGCTAACAACCGATCGCCCGAAAGTCGCGCAAGATACTCAGAAGCAGCCAAACGGCGTGCACCTCAAAAGAGATCCGCCGAAACAAAGGCCAAACAATCTGCCGCTGGAAAACTAGCATGGGAGAGAAACAGGGCGGCTAGGTTAGAAATACTTCATGCCACACATGATGGTAAAAAACGTCCAGCTGCCACATGTAAGAAGATATCAGATGCCCGAAATGCCTTATTTGGCAACAATCACATAGAAACCGTTGAAGCAATAAACTTACCAACCACAGACTAACCCTTCAGCCCCCTCTCCCGAAGCTCACGTTGCTGCTTCCGAAGCTCGGCGTTCAGTGCGCGTCGAGTAGGATTCCGAAGCACCTTAAACAGATGATGATGTTCCCGCAAATACTCACTCTTTTTCATGCGAATGGTCTTGTTGCGATGACTCCCTCCTGAAATTGATCGAAGACCGAGTCCCGGTTTACTTTCAATAACTTCTGGATAGTTCTTCTCGAGAACAGGGTTAATCTCTTCCTCGTCTGCCCATTTTTCAGCCATCTCTTCAGCCACGCATTTAACTACAAAGTCTGTAAGGGGCATTGTTGATGTCTTCTGATCATCGTCTACAAGTATTACCCGACGTTCGTGGAAGTATGGACTAACCGCCGTAGCTACGAGCTGGAAGACTTGTTCAACCGTAAATGTCCTCTCCATTACTTATCCTCGAGATTACTTTAGCGCACGCACCGACAGGATGTACAGGAACAGTGCATTCACCACGCCCAGGATCAGGGCAGGGGCTGAACGCAGGAGCAGCGTAAGTCCACGCTTGGGGCTCGACGTCATGACATACAGCTCCATGAGAACCACGATTCCGGCCGAGATCGCGACCAGCCAGAACAGGATAAAGTAATACGTCTCGATCGTGTTGTTCGACACACTCTTCGTTAACTCAGTTTCGTTCATTTACTTATGGCGGCGACGTGTTTTCCGGCGGCGACCTCCCCACACACCAGAATACCATGCTTCGAACTGGTTTGGGCTGGTTGTCTTGAACCCATTTGTCTTCATGGATTCATCGCTGTAAAACGTCCCATTGGTCAGCACCAATATCTCTTCACCATCCGCGAGTAGTTCTGTAAGCCGTTCTTTAATTTGAGGCCAATACTGATCTAGGGTATAGTCCT